CTCGCCAAATGTTCAGCATTTCGAGGTAGGCTGTAAATGAGCGATATTGAAACTCCCCGTGGTATGGTTGTGACTGATGCCAACGGGGAGGCTAAATTGGTATGGAACACGAATTTTGTGCCCGACTGGACGAAGCGTTATTCTGAAGCGCAAAAGTTCATTGATTCTGAGGTACTGCGATTAAGTGAACCATTTACCCCGTTGCGCACAGGCACACTTATAAAAACTGGCATTCTCGGTACTGTTGTTGGCAGCGGCGAAGTTTCGTGGATTGCGCCCTACGCGCGTTCACGATACTACAGCAGCCGTCCGCCTGGCAGCAGTACTGGTGCGTTGCGCGGTTCCTTCTGGTTTGAGCGCATGAAAGCAGTCTGGGGAACAACCATTATCAGCGGTGCACGTAAGATCGTAGGAAAAGGGAAATGAGCATTATCTCTGCACTCAAAACCTATTTAACTACTTACGATCAATTAGTCAGTGGTGCGCCGGTCTTGGTTGATTTTCTCGGTAAAAAACCTACTGAGTATTCCATTGTCCCTTACCCGGGTCCGCGGTTCCTAGAACGCTACATCGATGGTGGTTACAGACGTGAATACCCGTTCATGATTCAATCCATGTTTTCAACTGCTGATGAAGCTGAACGAATTGAGAACAGCGGATTTTTTGAAGCGCTGGGAGATTGGCTGGATGCTCAAACATTGGCTAATAACCTTCCCACGCTTGGTACCAAACAAACTGCTACCGAAATCGAAGCCGTCAATTGGGCTTTTATTTACGAGCAGGGTCAATCAGATACCGGCGTGTATCAAATTCAATGCAAACTTACCTATGAACAAGCACCATAAATAAAGGAGTCTATTATGACATCAGCGAAAATTAAACGGAGTGATTATAAAACCTACATCAACACAACGCCGTCAAGCTCGGCAACGTATGTTTTATTGGGTGATGGAATCACATCGCTAAAAGTAAATTACAACCCCAAAACAACGGATGAAACATACATCCATCAAGACACTGCCGACATCAGTGTTGACTCGTATGCTCCGACAATGCCCGTGCAGATGACCGCTAAAAATGGTGATCCCGCATTTGAATATCTTGACGGCCTCCGCAAATCACGCGCGGTATTGGCGGCCTGTGAAACGGACATTGTAAACGTGTGGGCTTATGAGACTGGCGGTCCCTCTGCCTACCCAGCCGAAAAACAATCCGTGTCAATTCAGATTGATGACTTTGGCGGTGATGGCGGCAAAGTCAATGTGATGAATTTTACGATCAACTTTAAAGGCACAGCCACTACCGGCACGTTTAACGTCACAACACCCGCCTTCACTTAATCATATAGCCCACTTGTAGCGAGTGGGCTGTATAAAAAGGTTCTATGAATCAATCCGACTCCCTTGTTATTGACACTGGCGAAAAGCGCATTGCGATTAATAACGATCCCGAAAGAGTGATTGTATTTAATCCGTATGACGTGATTTTTGCTGAAAAGTTTTACAGACTCATCGATGAGCTGCAGAAGCAATTAACGGAATATAAAACCAAGTCCGATGTATTGAGTAAGAACAAGGCAACGGATGAAAATCAAATACCCGCAAACATGCAAGAGCGCCTTGTTTTGATGCGTGAGTCGTGTATCTATCTGCGAGAGCAGATCGATATGTTATTTGGTGCGGGCACGTCTCAAAAAGTATTTGGTGATGCCCTGGTGCTGCGCATTGATGCCGATAAGCCCGGACCCTTTGAGCAGTTTTTTACGGGCATTATGCCATTTATCCAAGTTGCGCGTGCCGAAAAAGTGACGAAGTATACCAACCCCAAACGCCCAAGGAAAAGAAAATAAACATCCTAACGGACGCTCTACCCGAAACGCTTATGGTTGCAGGTCAACAATATCGGATTAACACTGATTACCGATCTTGCCTGCGGGTCATACTGGCTTTTGAAGATAACGATCTTACGCCGCAAGAGAAGCAATCGGTGCTCCTGGATAATATTTATCAGGTCGTGCCTGGTGATCTCGAGCAGGCATTTATACAAGCCTTATGGTTTTTGAATAGCGGCAGACAACAGGACGCAGAATCGGACGGCGCACGGCTCTATTCATTTGCAAAAGATGCGAGCTTTATTTTTTCAGCTTTCAAACAGACGCATGACCTAGATTTGCGCAATGCGGAGCTGCATTGGTGGGTGTTTCTAGCGTTGTTTATGGATTTGGGTACTGATACCACCTTTTGTCAATTGATCGGCTTGCGTAAACGCCTCAGCAACGGCACAGCCTCCAAAGAAGAACGCCGCGCCGCCTTGGATATGGGCGACTTGTTGAATGTTCCCGATGTGGATGATCACACCCTCGAAGAAAAAGAACGCATGGCAGAATTTATGCGATATGCTAAAGGATTATCTTAATGGCAGTCGGTTTCGACGGCAGTATTAATATTGATACCCGCGTAGATTCAAAAGGGATCAATAAAGGCACCAAGGAAATATCATCATCTTTGGGCGGCGTATTGAATGCCGTCAAGAAAGTTGGTTCGGTGCTGGCGCTGGTGTTTGCTGGTACGACTCTTACAAGACTTGTACGCAGTGCGTTAGATGGCTTTGACTTGATGAGCTCATCCATTGGCAGCAATGTTGCACAATTGGACACGGCTTTTCAAACCCTTAACGGCACATTTGTAAACTTGATCGTGACTGCAATTGCGCCATTGATTCCCTATGTGGTTATGCTAGTTAATTGGCTTACATCACTACTGAGTACCGTTACACAAGTTGTAGCGGCATTGTTCGGCATGAATCAAACAGTGGGCAGCATTGCCAGCAAATCAAAAGCCGCAACGGGCGGTTTGGCTAGTTTCGATAAATTGAACGTACTTAAAAAAGGCGATGCCGGCGGGCAAACCACTCCGCCCCCGATGTTGATCTCACCTGAATTACTCGCCAAAGTGGAAGAGTTCAAGCAAAAGATGCTTGACTTACTCAAGCCCTTATTCGATGCGTTTGAAAGAATAAAAAATAACCCTATCTGGCAAACCATTGGCGACGGCCTTAAATGGGTTTGGGATAATATCCTGGTGCCGTTTGCAGAATGGGTGATCAGCGTGTTAGCGCCGGCGCTTGTGGATCTGTTTGGTGCTCGCTTGAACGTATTGAACGCAGCATTAAAAGCCTTCGCTCCCAGTGCCCAAAGTTTTTTTGATGATTTTCTCAAGCCTCTGGCGTCTTGGGCTGCCACGAAGTTTATTGAGTTTTTGGAATGGCTGACAAAGAAGCTAAACGAGCTTGCACAATGGATTGCAAAGAACCCTGAGAAGTTTAGGCAGTACGCTACGATCTTGGGCGTTTTAATAATCGCGTTTTTCACATTGGGTACGGTGGTTGAAGTTGTAGGCTTTATTTTGGGTGCGCTGGCAATTGCCTTTGACACCACGATTATTATTGTCGGTTTGGTACTGATTGCGATTGTCGCCTTAATCGCTGGCTTGATCTGGCTTTATAAAAACTGGGATTTGGTTAAACAAAAAGCGGGCGAGGTGTGGGATGCAATCAAGGCCAAGTGGGCTGAAGCCGGTGTATGGTTCATGACCACGGTCGGGCAGCCAATTCAAAATATTTTCAATGCTGTCTTTGCATACGTACATGGTCTATTCCTTATTTTTATAAGCAATATTTTAGATGGTTTGAATTTAATGCGGGCGATCTTTGACAACGCCTTAAACTGGATCGCGGATAAATTTACAAACGTGTTTAGCAGTATCCAAAATTTTGTCTTGGGAGTCATTGGAAATATTATAGGGAGTATCAATGCGATCCTGTCAACTGTTGAATCTGTTTTAGGGTTAGTCGCTGGTTTGGGCAATACAACTGGCGGGTATGTCTACCCAGGGACAGCGGGCAGCACTTCCGGAAGCGGTACACGTCTGCCGCGTATGGCGAGCGGTGGAGTCATTCCGCCCAATGCGCAATTTGCGGCGATCTTAGGCGATCAAACCAGCGGCAAAAACATTGAAGCACCGGCAGATTTAATCAAGCAGATGGTGATGGAAGGCATTGCAGCATCGGGTGGTCAAGCAATCACAATCACCTTTGGTGGTTCGCTTGGTGAACTTGTACGCTTATTAAAGCCGCAGATTGACCGAGAGACTACGCGGCTTGGCGGCAGCTTTCGCAAAGGTGATCCAAATGGATTTTAGTTTATTTAAAAAAGCAACGGTTGTAGCCTCTAAAATTTTTGTTGTTATTGTTATTTTGTTATTGTTATTTCCTGCCCTATCCCCGTTTTTGGCATGGGTTTACGCTTCGCTGCTGGTAAGTGCCTATACCCTGATTATGGATGAGCTGCGATGAGCATTGTTATTGATTCAACTACCTACAATATCCCGGTACTCAGTATCAAGCGAAAGGCTGATTTTCTGGATAAATATGCAGAACGTACTGAAGATGGTGTGCTGCATCGGGAATTGATCGGCGTGTATTTCAATTATGAATTACAGTTTGGTGCAGTTACCGACACATCACTTTATGCTGCCTTATGGAATAAATTAACCGAGGCAACAGAATTTCATACAGTGACCGTGCCGGACGAATCGGGCGACTATACTTTTACGGCTTATTTTTCGGGTATCAGTGATGAGATGCGCAAGAAGGCTGCCTCTGCTAATTATTGGCGCAATTTGGTTGTCAACTTTATAGCCAAGAGTCCTGCGTAATGCCAGCAACCTCCCCGATTATTCTGTTTGGCGATAACGCAATTGCTGTTGAAGATGATGCAACATTTTCGGCGACGGATGTACAGCCGTTTGTAAATCTTGCAGACTTGGAGACGGAACTTGCCTCGAATCGATACGCAACCTATGAGCCTAATTTTTGGCTGCTGGATGGCAGATATAAATTCATGCCTACTACGCCGCATGTTGGTTTGATGAGCGGCTCTTTAAGTAATGGCAGCGGGAACTATGCCGCGCCAGTGGTTCTTACGATCAATTTCTCGACGGTTCATTCGACAACCGACGGACTGACTTTGTTTTTTAATTCATATACCAATGACTATATCAATAGTTTATCTATAAGCTATTATGACAACGCCCTCAGCTTGATCCGCACAGATAATTACACGCCGGCCGCTGTTGAATTTTCGACCGGTCAAGCAGTAAGCAATTTCAAAAGAATTGTAATCACATTCAATTCAAGTAATAAAGCCTACCGCTTTGCACGTTTGATTGGCATTGACTTTGACACTGTGACGCGCTTCACTGGCGATAGCATAAAAAGCGCGCAATTGGTGGAACATATCGACCCGACCTCGATCACGCTGCCGTTTAATACATTGGATATAACTTTATTTTCCAGTGACGGCGACTTTTCAATTGTTGATCCAGGCGGCGTGTTTGCTACATTGCAATATAAAAAACCGCTGGATGCTTACGAACAAATCAATGACAACATGGTTTATTTGGGTCGGTTTTATTTGAACGAATGGAATAGCCAGTCAGAGAATATTGCGGATCTGCACGCTGTAGATATATTGGGAATATTAGATAAGATTGACTATCATAATGATTACTTTGCTGTTGATAATGTTGCTACTGTAATTCAGACATTATTAACTGCCTCTGGTGTAGGTGTCACAGCATCAGTGGATGCAGTCTTTAGTATCGTAGTACCCTTTGGGAGTGTTCCGGCTGGCTCATATAGAGAGAGTATTCAAAATATTTGCTTTGGCGTGGGTGCCTACGCCACATGTGCCCGGAGTAAATATCTGCAAATTAGGCCATTAGAAATCGCGTCAACATTGTCGGTATTTGATTACACTGTTGTCAGTTCCGAAAAGCATATCAGTTCATTAGTGAAACTTCGCCCGTTAGTTACAGGTATAGAGGTTGTTCAACACGAATTTGATAATTCCGGTGCGGGTACTCCCACTGATTTATTCAAGGCTGCTTTAGCCATAGGTACACATTTAATTGTTTGGGATGGGCCCGCCTATGTGAGCAATATATTCAAAACTGGCGGTTTGGTGTCCGTAGATACTTATGGTGTCTCTTATATGATTAGCGTTGTCAGCGTAGCTGGCGCTATGGAAATTACAGGTATAACCTATCCCGACAACCGAAAAGTTATTAGTCAATATAATGGCGGTTTACCCGCTGGCACCGTGCCAAACATCGTGAGGGTTGAGGATGTTACTATGGCAAATAAATTCAATACGGGTACTGCCTTTTTGGGTTGGTATCCCAATACCAACGGAATTGTAGCCAGTTTATATAGTTATTTCAATCAACGCTATATTCAACAGACTAAACTATTTGCATCCCTCATTGCTCCTGGTGATTCGGTACTAATAGATACGCAGTCATCGAAACAAATCAAGGGTATTGCGGAAAAAATAACCACCGATCTTACGGGCGGCTTTATTTCTAATTTAGAAATTGTCGGAGTTGTGGCATGAGTTACACAACCGCTGTTACAGATCGCGCTGCGTCCGATGTAACCACACCTACCAGCAAGGGTTATTTTAACGTTGCCGACTGGACGCGGATTTATCGCAATGCACAGCTTGCGGCTTCTGTTGCGGAATATGTCTTAAGTACTTCAATCGTATTTAACGAAGTTACTGTAATTCCCACGACTCTAACAATTCCAAGTGTGACAGACTTCAATACCTTGCTTGCTAATATTGAGCGTTTGCGGCTGGCAGTTGTAGCACACATTACCAGCCTGGTAAACACCGTCAAGAATGATTGGGTTGCAGGCGCAGGTGAGCAAGCGCCAAGTTATACGGATGTGAATTTATGGGAGAGCGTCATCGATGCGGTGTGGGTCTTTTATAGCGGTTCAGGTTATCCGATATGCCCAACGCTTTCGGCTGATTTAGTATTAACCGGCAGTTCTATCTATGTTGCAATCGATTGTATTGACGCGGCCACATTCAAGATCGATTTATCAAGTACCTCGAAAGTAATTATTTTGTAGGAGTATTATGGCTCAATTAATCATGCAAGAAGAGGGTTCAACACCCTCTACGCCCGCAAGCAATAAATGGTCAACTTTTTATAAATCAGATGGCTTGTATATTTTGGATGATGCGGGCAATACATTTGGTCCGTTTAATGACTTCAAGACCACCGTGTTTACGACTGGCGGCACATCCACCGCCTATACAATCACAACGATAGGCGCGCCCGCATTGGCAACGAACGAATCTTTTAGGGTCAAATTCAATGCAACAGCCGGTGCAACTCCCACACTTAACCGCGATGGCAAGGGTGCCAAAAGTCTCAAATACTATAATGCGGCAGGTGTCAAAACCGCTTGCAGTGCAGCTACCATCATTGCCAATATGATTTGTGATGTTGTCTACGATGGTACAGATTATGTTGTATTGTCTATTCCAGTGCGTACCAACCATACCGAGTTAACCTCTATTGGTACAAATACTCACGCGCAAATTGATACATACTTATCAAATCTGATTTTGGGCTGGGTTGCCGACGCAAACACATGGTCCTATTCATCTGCTGATTCGCCCACCTTTGTTATTTCTATCAATGCAGACATGACTGCGATTCTTCAAGCAGGCATGAGAATCAAGTTAACTCAGACTACAGCGAAATATTTTATTATTACAAATGTTGGCTCATTCAGTGCCGGCGCAACTCTTGTTACTGTATACGGCGGCACAGACTATACTCTTGCCAACGCCGCAATCTCGTCACCGTATTATTCTAATGGTAAATCTCCGTTTGGTTTTCCTTTAGACCCTTCTAAATGGACTGTAACGGTCATCAGCGATTCAAGCAATCAATCACAAGCTACACCGACTGTATCCACCTGGTACAACGTTGGCTCATTGAGTGGGTCAGTCCCAATTGGTGTGTGGAAGATGTCAGTCAAAGCGCGCGTGGATGCCAGTCATGCTGGTGCTACTTCACTAGGTATTCGCAGCACACTATCCACTGCCAACAACTCAGAAAGTAACACAGAGAGCACTACAAACTCAGCATTTGGTGGTTCAGGGTTGACAAACATTGGAAACTTTGTATCCCATCGTTTTACATTAGTGCTGACATCTAAGACCACTCATTACTTGAATTTATTGACTGGTACAGCTTCGTGTACTGCCATCAATACACGTGGTGATTTGTCGCAGACGATTGTAAAAGCAGAATGTGCTTATCTATAGCACCCGCTCACACATGCCGCGTTTATCCAGCTCTCGAGAAAGCAACAAATTTTACAATCGCCAATTATCCACGGGTGAAGCAGTTTTGTGTGCATTCGCTAAATCATCTTTAACTATATTGACATACCGCAATGTCATAGCAAGTGTTGCATGACCCAATAACCGCTGAAGCGTAAATACATCCCCGCCGTTGCGCAGATAAAAAACAGCAAACGTATGCCTGAATTTATGCGGGTACGCATGGGTTACTTTTGCATTATGACCAATACGGTTGATTTGCAGGCGAATCGAGGATGCTTTCAAATCAAACAGCGGTAAAGATAAATCAGAACGCGCCTGGCGCTGCGCAATATATTTCCAAACTATTTGTTTTGTCCTGCTTCCAAGAAACACAGTACGACCTTTTGATTTACGCCCATCGCGCACGGGACGAATGTAAACCTCGCCGTTTTCTAAGTTAACATCGCCTACTTTTAAACGATAGAATTCACCAAGTCTCATACCTGTATCCAATAGAATCATAAGTATGGCTTTATCCCGGTCCGCGTGCTGGCGCTTGATCTTATATGTGCGTCCTGATTGTTTAACCACGGTAGTAAATTCACAGGCATGTAGCAGCCTTTTAACTTCATCCTCGGTAAATGGAACAACTTGCGGTGATGAATGTTTGGGACGAGGCAATTTGAGATCGGGACGATTGGTACTCAGTAGTTGGTTATCTACTGCCCAATTGTAAAAGCCTCGAATCGTTTTCCAGTGGTTATCAATGGTTGCTTCAGATAAAGGCGATTGATCACCACTAAAACGCTTAGGTTGATACTCAGTACGAAGATGAAGTAAATATCGCTGCCAATGCTCAGGCGTCAATGAATTCAACTCGGGATCTCCGAAGTATTTGCACATGTAATTAAGTTCATGCTCTATCGTTGGAATGTATGACGGACTATATAATCCCCCACGTGCCGCCAATAGAAATCCTTGAACCACTTTAGAAAACAACATAGGACGCTCCTCATAGCTGCAAATATATTTTGGCAACTCTGATTTGCGTCCTATGTTTTTGGTACAAGCCTGTGTATCACAGTGTGCCTCTTGATGGACTTCAATTCTGTAGTTCATCTCCGGAGGCCGACACTCTGTCCACTGAGCTACGGGGGCGTTAGTCCTAGCTGTACGACAAGGAACGCTTGTCAGAGTTGCGATTTTAGAATTTCAAAGGAATACGTACACTACTGAGTATCAATCTATGAAACTTCGCGGCTTTTCAGATAACAAATCAGTTGGTTTGAAAATCTGTTTCATTCCGATGAATTCTATTTTTAGGTTTTCTTCATTTGAATTTATATTGAATACTTTTACCTCTCCGTGAA